GATATCCGTTTGCTTTTCTTGTTCGGGATAGATGAACTTGCCAGTCGGTGGCCACTGTGGAAGACGTCGACCCGGACACGGTAGACATCCATCCTGCTTTGCTTCCTCCCAGGCAAACTGCGAGAAGGCCGCGTTCAAACGGCTGTTTTTGGAGAGTTGTTCGTCGACAGTTGCACCCCAAGGACCACACTGATTAGATTGCATTTTTAATGACAACAAGATAATAATTTTCGCATGGCAGGTAAACAACTACAATCTTTGTGGCCGCCTACTACCCAAGTTTCCAAGTTACTTTTTTACACATCTTGTCCTGTCTTTGCGCTCCACCGACAGAGCGGACAAGTCGCACTTTGTTCGTACCATTTGTAAATGCACTCTTCGTGAAATTTGTGGGCGCATCCTCTCAGCTCTGCCATGCTACCCTCGATTCCATCCAAACAAATGCTGCAGGTGCCCGCTTCTTCGCACTGCTTTACCTCAACAAAGTCGGACAAATGATCCCAATCGGTTTGTTGGGGGTAAACAATGATTCCTTGGTCATCGGTGAAGTCGGTGAAAGAGACAGGTCCAGACACATACCCCGACAATGTTACGGTCAAGGTCTCTGCAAAGGCTAGACCAAATACAGTTAACATATCCACCATCCGATCGTCAACCTCATCTTCAAACAGTGTCCGGAGCAGTTCTTGCCTGACAACTTCATTGCTCACTTCGGAATAATCTGGCTGGTCCATACAACGCTTTTCCTAGTGCGGCATAATGATGTGATGAAACCGAACTCGGATGGTGGAAAAATGTTTAGGATCTACCAAAGCACTTCCTACAAGGCAAATACAGGAGTAGAACGCAGAGCGGTGGGTTGGGTAAGCGAAGGCCCTTACTACGGGTCAAAGCGCCCAGAGTCCATTGACCCGTACCGCTCCGCGTTCTCAGTCCCACAGACGATAAAATGGTAAGGGTAAAATGTCGGATTATTCTTCACTTTGCTTTCCGTCCACACAAGAGTTGCCTCCGTGTGTACGTAGTGTACGGTGTCGTGGATCAACGGATACGGGACGAGCGCTTCGAATATCCAAGCTGCTGGCCCGCGTGTTGCGACACAAGGCATTGGAGTGGGGGTTGGAAGTCAGCGACGGAGGTCTTGTGAGGCTCGACGAACTATTAAGACTGAGGGAGTTTACACGGTTTCAACCTTTGGTTAAGCTGTCCGAGGTGAGGAGTATCGTTGAGCAATGCGATAAGCAGAGGTACGCGATCGAAACCGTGTGCGGGATCGAGATGATACGAGCCAACCAGGGCCATTCCTTCGAGGTTCACACTCTCAAGCTCAAAAGCATCACCGCAGAGAATGTTGACGACTACCCCACGGTGATCCACGGGACCTACCTGGCGCCCTGGACCCAGTTTATCAAGACTGACGGGTTGAGCAGGATGAAACGACAGCACATCCACTTTGCAGCGCAAGAGTTCGACTCACGACAAACCATCTCGGGAATCCGTAAGAGCTGCCAGGTGCTGATCTACCTCGACCTACCTTTGGCCATAGCCAACCAACTCAAATTTTGGGAGTCTGAGAACGGAGTGATCCTCTCAGAGGGCGACCCCGATGGTATGATTTCGCCGACCTACTTTAAGGAAGTTCTACGTGTGTCGGACAGGAAATCTCTTTTGGACTTGACTCACAGACCTGACCCACGACACACGTTGCGTGGTTTCAAAAACCGGTGACAACTTTTGTGTTCTCCAATAATAAATCATGGAGACCCCACAGTCGAACGGAATCAAGCCCAAAACTAAAAAAATACTAGCTCTTAGCATCGGCGTGTTCGTGATCGTCGTGATCGCCGCAGGTATTATCGCAGGAATATTCTACGCCCTGAAGAAACCTGCCAAAGATTGTTTTCCAAAATGCACAAATAGTAATGTCTGCGACAAAGACGCCGTTCCCCCGAGATGTGTGGAACCCTGCAATCCAGGATGCCACGCTGGTGATGTTTGTGATACCACAGTTGTGCCCCCAAAATGCAAAGATCCGTGCGCGAAACCATGTGCCAGCGAATATCAAAAATGCAAAAGTGGGATCGGCTGTTACTGCGACGACGACCAAGATCACGGAGTTTGTAAAGCGAACGAAATTTGTCTCCCCAATAACTACATAACTTGGAAACCGGAGGGCTCATCAGGATGCTACAACAAATGTAAGACTGGTAGCGATTGTCCCGCCCGCGCACCAAATTGTACGAGCGTCGGTGCTTGTCTAAGTGACGGCTTCTGTTTCCATGATGACGACTGCAAAGAAGGTAAGATGTGCAAAGATGGTAAAAAATGCAGCTAAGTGGGTAAAATTTTATTTTCGCGCACATCATCGTTCACGGTTTCGTGAACATCGACGACGTAAATCTGTACACAAACTACACGACCAGGGAGGCAATGGCACTAAACGGTTTACTGGCACTAACTTTTTCAAAAGTATTTGCTGGATCTCACGATCGAAGGTTCTGCGATCGGGTAATGCTGCTAGCATCCTTGCTTTTATATTTTCTGATCAAGTGGCGATCGTACGCACATTTTGAATGGAATCCAAGTGGGGTTTTGATCTATTTTGATCGATTATGTGAATACACTACAGTGGATAGACAAAACACTTTAAGGACTCTTTCAAACACAAAGAGTTTTGGAAATGTGCAAAAATCAATTATGATGACCATCTTTTTATTCACCAAAGTGCTCGATTGCATTAATATAAGAAGATGCAGCCGAGCAATCTCATCTGGTGGCAAAAGGGTGCGCAAAGCCCCTCGGCACTGTGGACGGATGAACAACATATTGGACAGAAAAAGAGTTTGTTACAAAATTTGTTACTTTTGATTTATTTTCATTTGAATAATAAGAATAGTGAAAGGAACCAACATTTCATTTGTTGCCTCTTGACTCTTTATTTATCACCGCTATCACCGCTATCACCTTTGAAGCGGTGGAAAAGGATCCTACACATCCTTGTTCGTTTGGGATTCACAGCCTACAGAGGGTTCGGACATTTTTTTGTGGCTTTGGTTGATCTTTTCCTCCAGCCATGGGGAGATAAATTGTTGAGTACTTTGCATTTTGGTAGCACAACGGAAGACACAAACCCAATAGAGATGTATCAGGTATGGAAGGCACCGGTTCAATGCATAATTTTTGATCGTTTCTCCGATTTTGAAAGCAGCTTTCACCACGGGAAGATCAAAAACAGCGACGAAACGCGCTCTCGCGCTAGTTGAAAAAACGGCTTCGGGTTCCATAAGATCGTGGGCCGCTTCAAAGGTGTTTTTTTGTTTTACCAGCATTTATGCTGGCCTATTGAACGAGGCTTGGGTTTCAGAAAAAATATAAACGTTTATTGTTGTGCAGACACCAGGTGGGCTTCAATCACTGGCGTTTTGCTTTCCGGTTCATTGTTGCACATGTCGAACCGCATTCGCGAAACTGGACAGAGCTCGTGGAGCAACTCGTGTTCGGAGATCTGATCGTAGATCGACACAATCGTTTTCCTGAGAGTTTTGTGATCGTTTGGGGAAGACTTGTCTCTCCGGAGACGATACATCGACAGATCTAAAAACGCCTGGTAGTTCTCAATGCGGACGGCAGCAACCATTTCTCCGATGAACTTGTGGGCCGCGACATTTTTCTGATACAAGTGGGACATGATGGATTGCCACCTCAAGTTCGAAACGAACTTGACGGTCAGGGACTCCCCCTCCGGAGACCGCAGAGCGAAGGAAGAGAGAGGCACAAGCTGATCATCCTTCATCAAACTCATTCCCAGATCGTATCGGTAATCCGTGTTCTCAACCACGATGTTGCTCAGCTGACAGAGGACATCAAGCGTGTGCACCTCCTTCCATTTGAAGAGGGTACCCTGGCGGCTGGTGCCAACCGGTTTGTGTACGGGCGTGAAGATGAGACCATCAGTCATGTAGGGAAGTGACACCCTCTTGCGACAGAGCACGTCGAGTTGTTCGAGAGTGTGACACATTTTGGGTCGGAAACAGAGATTGTGGGAATTGCCGATGCATACGATCTTTCCGTCGTGCGCCAGTTCCTTGCTCTTCATCACCCACACAGAGGGGGGGTAGTCCATCTCCCGCAGATCGAGCGTAAAGGTTTTGTGGATCAGCTCCATTCTCTCTATGTAATTGCGGGGCTTGGTGTTGGTGTCGCAAGAGCGGATCACATCGAAAAGAATAAACGCCTGGGTCGTCTTGTCGCACCCTGTCTTCGTTTCCATGACGAGTTCGCCGTCGTACACAGATCCGGTGTAGTAGCGCTCCAAAGCGATGATCGATACGGGAAAGCACCGCAAGTTGCGATCTACCATGACGCTAAAGGTGACCTGCGATTTGGTACGGCCGAGCACCAAGAGATAACGGATACCGTCGATCTTTTCCGAGGTGAGATATTGATCCAATTTGATGGTTTCGAACATCTCGCGGGTCAGAGATACTGGTTGTGCCCCGGGAAAGGCTCTGAGCTGAGCCTTGAAGTTCCAGGCTTTGCGGATCAGTCCTGTGGCGGCGCGAGAAACGGGATCGGAGGGAAGAAGCGGTACAGATGGCCAACCATTGCGGAGAAGCAGTTCATCCTGAGGAGGGTGTGCGAATGATGGCCTGGGGTACGCACAGCTGTTTTCCGGGTTGAATCCTTGTAATAATTCATGGGTATTCGTCTTCATGTGAAGGGTAGGTTCTGTTTGAAAAGAGCCACCGTTTTTTCAACGTTCAAACCTTGCGAGATCAGAGCCAGTTCCAGTTGATGATGCGTGATCTTATTTTTTGGACTGTGGGGAACGGTGTCAATTTTGTCACTTGACTGTGCGGTTTTGATCGAGTGCGATTTTGTCACTTTTTTGTGTCGAGGCGCCTGGAGGATACGGGAAACCGCCTCTCGGGCCTCGCTCAAATTCTCCAGGAAGGTCAAACACCTGGCGGGGTCGAAAACGACTTGTAACGCTTTGAGATCCTCATCGTGCTTGGCAATGGCCAACCCAAGCTTTGTGGCCAACCTTTGTGACGCAGCGGCGGGAGGAACTGGATGACCAACCGGAACGACCGAAAACGGCGAAACTCTTGGTACAACCCCTCTTGGTACGATCTTCAGACTCTCGGACAACCTGCTGTAGATGCTGAGGAGGGCCTCGACATCCATGGTACTTTGGTTTGGTGATCCCTGGATCCGAGGAATCACACGCACACACTGGTCTTGCAGATCCTTCCAGGAGACGCGATTGGGTCGGACGCGGAGTAGTAATCGCTGCGTCACGGGATCTGCCCAAAGCGCGTACATCCGATTTTCAAAAAGGGCATTCTTGATGCGAGTGTCATAAAGATAGCGTTGGGGGTCTTCGCCAGAGCAAACGTCAGAATACAGGGGGGTGATGGGGATTGCACAATCGAACGTATTGCTCCACGCACCAACTATGGCACGCGACGCTAGGGTGTGGTCATAGATAGCCTCAATCGAATCTCGATGCAGAAACTGGCGAAGAATGTAGAAACCCTTCCCCAAGGAAACGACGGGTGAAGCCCAAGATGCGTGCTCATCCTGTACATAGGTATAGTTGGGATGCAATAGCCGGTGGATCTTAGTCAGGCCGATCTTTGGTAGTTTGGTATGTAGGTCATCCCGATAGTGTGCACCGTAAGGATAGGCGATCAGGATTTGGTGGAGTCTCCGCCGTTCCAGCCGGTGGAGTCTGCGTCGTTCCAGTTCGTCATCCGTGTGAGGTTCCAAAAAACAGAAGATGTTGTTTTCCGTTTTCAGCTTTTCCAAGGCCCAGCCCCGCCAATCGTCGAGCCGCCGAGCGAGGATGGGGGCGTCCACGAATGTAAAGTGTTCGGGTACCTCGTGGCACAGTGCGATCAACTGTTGAAGATGGGTCGTAACCATTTCCGTGGCGATCACATCACGGTCGCTTGTCGTTGTCTTGTGTGTGTTGGGCGGGACAGACGGCAGTCGCCTTCCGCTTCGCTGTGTATCGCTTTTGAGCATTCTGTCCAGGGCCTGCACGGTTCGCAACAGACACACAAACTCTTCACCCCTCGGGAAAAATAAAAAGTCTGTGATAGAATCCTCGCAAGAATAAGAAGCATCAGAAAGAGTCAAACATTCCGGCGATCGTACCACTCTCCTCCGGCGACAGTGAGAACAACGCCGAAAGACAAGTGGACGGTAGTGGATGGTAGTGGGGTTAGTCTCAGATGGTACCGGGCATGTTTGTGTCCGAGTATTGGTTGCCGCTTCACCCCAATGTTTCGCAAGAATCGAGCGCTTGTTCCGGCAGATTCTTTCGAAAACGCGTCGTGTCTGCGAAATGTCGTGGTTGGCCGAACGGAACAGCTGATCAATATGTTCAGGGGGCCAGCTATGTCTTTCAATAGAGTCCAACACTCTGTCTAGTTCCCACTCGGAAAGAGCATGGCCTGTCTTCCACTTGGCCACGGCGGACACCCTCACCATTTCATCGGCGAAAGTCGACATCCACTCTTTTTCCGCCCTTACCAAAGTCTCATGGGTAGCGTCCGGGCTAGAACAGAACCCTAACCCCAAGATCTCTTTTTCGATCTTTGCGGTTAACCGGCGGTGGAAAGCTTCGGATGCTTGAACCGCCCTCTCGCGAAGCCACAGATCCTTTTTTTCGTCGCGGGGCGCGTCGTTCTTAGGTGTGACATGTTTGTTCATCTTTGACTTTAAGAGATGCAGGGTTATCCTTCAAAGCCTCATACGATACGAAACACATAATACTGTTGAGTCCCCCCTTTACACACATAACCTATCTTCCCTCTTCGCTTACCCAATCTGATCGGGTAAGCGAAGCGAAGCGCCGGGATCATCCCCTTCACAATCTGATCGGGTAAGCGAAGCGAAGCGCCCGGACAGGCTCTTCAAGAACCCATAAATTTCTAGTTTTGAACCCGCCGGAGAAGAGCCCTCCTTAAAGGGGATGATCATTTCCCAAATTTCTTCGGGAAGTCTTGTTTACCGTTGTTAGTCATTTGAGTTTTTTACGACCTGAATGACCAAGGAATACAACAAAGTTTTTGATTTTCAAGGTATTTTATTATCTGCTGGGGTTAAGCCTGTACATACCGCAGGTGGACCTTTCGTCTTATCGTTCAAATAGGAATCAGATGCCGAGTTCTCCAACGTGGAGTCGATTAGCTTCCTGACCAACCACCGCGAACTCTGGATCTTACTCCCCAACCCATCGGCAAGTTCTATGTTGTATGCTTGGCAGACCACAGACTCTGGAATGGATTCGTTGGTCTGATCGCCGCCGTTCGCAAAAATATGCGGGTGCAACATCTGTAGGGTTTTACAGACCGACCCGTCACCATCGATTGATTCCACGGCAAAATCCACAAATTCGAGGTTGCGAAGTATTTCGATGCGCTCTCGGCAAGTCATCACTACGAACCCCTTCTTCCCCTCCGTTTGGTGGTCGTTGTTGACGATCACGATCAGCTGCTCGCCGAGTTTCTTTGCACGGCGAAGGTATTCGATATGACCACTGTGGAGCGGATCTGAAACCAATAAGATCATTAGTTTTGGAATTTTAGAAAAACTCATAACTTACCAAAATAACCAGAGGCGACCACGATCTTCATTTTTTTCCGGGTTTTTTGTTTACAAGTTACAATCATCTCTCCCCACCAACGAACAGTGAATAAAAAACGATGGACCCAACAACAATTAGCGTTGGATTATGTATTTTATTTGGGGCTGCCGCTACCCTAACCGTTTGGTCCAGTTGTGCGAGAGGAAGGAGATGGAAACATGACGTGAAGTTCCCCCCAAAGATCAAGAAGGACTCCTAGTCCACGCAAAAGAACAGCTTGGATCCGTCGCTAAAGTCATCCTTTACGCCTTCCAGGTCCGTCGACTTTAGGTGGTAGTGTCGACTTCTTTCCTTCCATAGGAGTTTGGCTTGATGTACGTGATGGTTACGATGATGCCCCTGTCCTTTGATTCTTCTTCAAATTCGGCATGAGAAATGGTGTTCTTGTTAATAAATAATTGGCTAAAACTCATTTCTTCTTTGAAATAAACAAACAAAATGTCTGAAAGTGCATGGAGCGCGATTCCACCCGAAATATGGTTGTACACGATCGATGAGTTCCTCTCCTGGAAAGATCAGTCACGGTTTGCAATGTGCTCCATGGACACCTACAATCTGTTGGTTAATTTCTGCCGACAACACACTCTGGCAGACAAGTACTACAAGCGATGGGTGATGTATGTGCGGACGCGAATCAGGGTAGGTGAAAAATCTTACGGGATAAAGTACCCTAGCGCTGTGTGGCCGTTCACCCACAACATTCTCATATCGGGAAGGCGGGCAACTGGGAAGACGTGCCTTTCAAAAACTCTCGTGGACCTGGTTGAACGAAGAAGACACAGGTCATCACCTGTTCTGGCACAGGGTCCGTAGTATGCTCCGTGGAAGGCTTACTAAGACTACATCCCAACCTGTGGGATAACAAGCCAAAGATTGTCATCTTTGATGACCACTTTGACACTTCCAACATTTGGGTACATGTGCTTACCAATGGTCATAACCGCAATGTTAAGACCATCACCATTACTCAGGACCTACAACAGCTCCGACCATGCGATACTGCAGATGGATGTTATAATATCATACGCAGAACATAACTGGTTAGGGATACGCCAGTGGATCGTCAAGAAAAGGGGGAGGGAAGAGTTTGTTATTCGGACAACGAATACGCGAGCTTGATATTTTCCACAGTGTACTCTTCCCAACAAACGAATAAAGTAAATCTTCGTGTAATTTTCCGTACTTGTTCTTTGACCCTTCCACAGTGTAACTGCACTTATCGTTAGACTCTATGATGTCAAACTTGTGGTTGCCGAGGGCTATCTCAGTAGCCAAGCGGTGCGTGATGGGAAAGGTAATACGTAAAGTAACGGTGGTCATTTTTTTTTTAAAAATTCTTTTTCTTTTTATTTCCTCCACGGGGGGGACGTATAAAACAGTTGCCGTCCGGGTCTATGTACCAGTCTGCATCGGGTATGTCTTCCAGGCTAACAAACGGGGGTTTCTTTGGGGAGGACCTAAGGACGAGATCCCTAAAGTTGTCTAGCATGTAGTGCTTGTCCTGGAAAGCCCTCCCAAACATGCGGAACAACCTAGCGAAGCTCATGTCCAGGTCAGGGCCGGCTCTGAGTGTCCTATTAGCGTCCCCTGTTCCCTCCTGTACAGCATGAACGTATCCCACGACCAATGAGTGATGGCGAACAGGGAATCCATCACGCTCTTTCTTTCCTCGTTGGGTCCCATTGTGACGAGAATCTCCTTCCCGTTAGTGTCGTCCACGATGATCCACCAGCTAGAAAAGAGGTGAAACACCTCGGATAGGTTAAGGGTGAGCTTGTCGGGAAAGTCGTTCAAAGTTTCCATGGGATCTTCCGTAGACATCAACATTGGTATCACAAAGGATCTTTAAACCCGACAAGAGCATCGGCGAGGTCCTTTTTTGGGTCGGAGAGGGCGTACCTCACCCTCCTGAGAGCCG